CCTGATACCCTCGGTCCTTTGCCCAGTCAGTTAGATAATCTATTAAACCGCAATAAATTTCCCCAGTAGCAGGTGAGAATAAACGTACCTTACCATCCCATCCTTTATATCTGTTTTGTCTCTGCATATATTTTGCAGACTCAACCTCAAAAGTAAAGAACTCTGAGAGTTCCATATTGATGTGAGGTTCAGCTTCAACTTTTAAATAGACTTCGTTCTTCTTACGTATAAGGAGGTCCATAAAACCATGCTACAATAGATTTTCTTAATCCGTGAGTGACAGGACGGACTCTATGCCATTGGTCACCCTGAAAAAATAAAGCAGATCCCTTTTTAGGTTTAAAAGTTTTATACCTAGGATCTGTCCCTGGTTTATATATCTCCAAATCCAACTCCCCTCCTGAGTAGTCATCATTTAAAAGAAGGGACATACTAACCTTTCTAACTGCACCAGAATTCTGTCCACCATGTTGGTCTACATGCCAATCATAGTATTGATCTGTTGTATATACTCCAAATTGTACTGGTTCAACACCTACTACATTAAGTCTCCATCCTGCAGCAACATTCATTATCTGTGCCATTCTCAATAGCATAGAATTTAATTCATTATCTTTAACCCATGCTACTTTGGATTTTCTAGTTTGATTTTTAGATTCTTGTAGTTCACCTTCATTCCATTTTAAATCAGTATTAGATATAGCCTTTCTAACAATATCCATTGACTGAGGTGAAAACTCTACTTCCTTATATGGTTCACCGTACTTCATAATTATACCACCCAGTCAAAATGTATTTTTTCTCAGTATTACTGACTTGACCTTTATGCATGTGAGTCCATCCAGCAGGCCAAAGAGCAATGCTTCCTGTTCTTGCTTTAGTTGTATACTCATACTGAGGAAAGTATGTACCACCACCATCATGAACATCATTTAGATATATCATCCATGCAATAACTCTATCGGATTGACCAATACTCATAGGACCATGTTCACAATGAAGACCATTATAAACTTCTCCTGGTTCATACTTACTCATCTGAAAGAAATCATCTACTTTCCAAGGTGCAAGTTCATCTAAATACGGATTGATTTCTTTGTACTCTTTAGTTATATTATTAATATATGGAATTAATTCTCTAACTACATCGATATAATTATAATTAAAATTCAATGATATCTCAGTATCTTTTAACTGATCATGGTATACACCATCACCAGATTTACCCTGAATATGGTACTGAGGATTTGCATCAAAAAAATCCATGAATCCTTTACATAGATCTTCTGATATAAAATTTTCTTTCAATAACAAAAAAGAAGGTGTCATTACATACCAGCTTTAAATTTCTCCCAATCAATAGCATTCTTGATTTGATAATTACGATTACTTAACTGACGTAATATACTATCAAGAAAAATGAGTAGTTGTTCTATGTAGTCTATCTTTAATTGTAGTTTAATTACATCATCATCTGCAGAGATAAACATCTCCACTTCTTTCTTATCAGTTAATTTAAGATCGAATGGAGTATTTTTATATACATTTGCTGGTGCTTTTCCTTTATAATATATCCACTTCTCTTTAACAAGTCTTCTCATATCAGATTCCTTTTCTCTTTTCATTAAAGAGAAGGTGTTATGATATTCCATATACCTCTGATGGAGTTGAGGAATAATTATAGATGCATTACCATACTCGTCAGT